GGCTTTGCAAATGTTAGCGGATGCGTGGGAAGATTATCAAACAACGCGCGCGGTCATTAAGGAACACGGACCAACATATTCAACAACCACCACGCAAGGCGATTTGATGTGGCGTCCACGTCCCGAAGTTGCATTGATGAACCAGTCGTGGGATAAGATAAAAAAGATGATGATTGAATTTGGATTGACCGCATCATCACGCGCAAAGATTGAGATGAAAGAAAAGATTCAAACGCTTGAAGACTTGTTGGATTAATGTATTACGACGAAAAAAAAGCCAACCGAATCATCAATTTCATTGAGCGCGTATGTACACACGTCAAAGGTGAATTGGCGAACAAACCATTCTTACTTGAAGAGTGGCAAAAAGAATACATCCGAGAATTGTTTGGAACAATGAACGATGATGGCACGCGTCAATATCGAACGTCCTATGTTCAGATTCCGCGTAAGAATGGAAAATCAAATATGTTGGCGGCCATTGGTTTGGCGATGTTGTTCGTTGAAAAGGAACAAGGTGCGGAAATATTTTGTTGCGCATCATCTCGCGACCAAGCGGCGGCAATCTTTGATGTGTGTAAACAGATGATAAGGAATTCACCATTGTTGATGAACGCGTGTAAGGTGTTCAGAAATTCAGTTGTGTTGAATGGAACCAATTCATTTTTGAAAGCGGTGGCATCCGATGCCGGTGTTTTACATGGGGCCAACGCATCGTGTGTTCTTTACGACGAAGTTCACACGGCCAAATCACGTGAATTGTGGGATGTGATGGCGACGTCGATGGGTGCGCGTGCGCAACCTTTGATGTTTGGTATTTCAACCGCTGGATTGTTTGACCCAAATTCCGTTTGTTACGAATTGTATTCTTACGGCAAAAAAGTTGATTCCGGTGTGATTGAAGATGAAACGTTTTTGCCTTGTATATACGAGGCAAGTCCGGATGATGACATTCACGATGTTGAGGTTTGGAAAAAGGCAAATCCAAATTATGGCGTTTCTATCAAAGAAAAGTATTTTGAAAAGATGTCACGCGAAGCCAAATCATTGCCATCTGCGGAAATTGCGTTTCGTCAATTACACTTGAACCAGTGGGTCAATTCGTTGGCGTCTTGGATTGCTGATGCGGAATGGATGGCATCATCGGGCGTTGTAAATTTAGAAGATTTAAAGAATCGCAAATGTTATGCGGGTCTTGATTTAGCAGCGGTTGAGGATGTTTGTGCGTTCGTGATGGTGTTTCCAATGGATGACGGGTCAATCAAAGTGGTTCCAAAAATGTTTGTTTCCGAAGCGGCCGTTGAACGCCGCAGAACTCAAACCGGCGGTTCTTATGATACGTTTGTCAAGGACAATGAATTGATTGTCACGGAAGGAAATTCAACCGATTACGCGGTCATTGAACGCGTGATAAAAGAATCGGCGGAATTGTACGATTTGCAATCAATCGCTTTTGATAGATGGAACTCAAATTCACTGGTCGCGAACTTAACGGATGCCGGGATTGAGATGGACCCGTTTGGACAAGGTTTCATTTCGATGACCGCACCAATCAAGAATGCGGAAATCTTGGTGAAAAAGAAATTGTTGCATCATGGCGGTCACGGAATGTTGCGATGGATGGCGGCCAATGTTGTCACTAAAAAAGACGATGCGGAAAACATAAAATTTTCCAAATCAAAAGCCGGTGATAAGATTGACGGCATCATTGCAATGATTATGGCATTAGGTGAGATGATAACGATGGAAGGGAAAGATGTGACCGGTGTGTCAACATATGAATCGCAAGGATTGAGAATATTATGATGAAAATTGACGACGCCCGACAATTGGGCTTGAGATTGTTTGAATGCGGATTCACGCCGTGGATTGCACAAACTGGTGATGGTTATATCATCCGAATGATTATAAATGGCGAAATGATAGATGTTTTTCGTACCGATGTGCAAGCGAACCAAACAAATTGATTATATTCACAAAATATGAATCCAGTGGACGACATAAAAAGAGGCGACATTATACAGATGACGCGAACGGGAAAAGAATTCTTTGTTGAATCAATCACGCCGTTGGGCGTTGTGTTGAAAGAATGCACGCGATACGTTTCATTCTCGAAAGCGGCATTGGCCGAAAGATTGAGAAGAAAAGCGGCAATACATACAAGCATTTAAGGAACCGCGAATCGTTCTGATTCGTTTGGTGTTTTGGTTGAAGGGACGTTGTGGTGACGTCCCTTTTTTTTATTTTTGCACATTGCAAATGATAGCGTATATTGAACCCGAATTGTACAATCATTTTCAAACGGATGGCCGAAAATCAAAATTTATTTGGGCGAATAGTCGGAGCATTTAGAAACAATCCGAACCGCCCATCAACATCTTTGTCGAATCCAGCCGAATGGCTTATGAGCGGCAACGATTCAGCGACGGGAATCGCAGTCACAGAAAATTCAGCAATGCAATTGTCGGCCGTATTTGGGGCCGTTCGTGTCATATCGGAAACGATGGCATCATTGCCGTGGAACGTTAAGCAAACAAAGGATGGCGTTGTTGTAAATGCCGACGCACATCCAATCAATAAACTTATTCATCAACCAAATGTGATGATGACGGATTTCACATTTCGTGAAACGTGTCAAGCGCATTTGTGTCTACATGGAAACGCATTCATTGCAATACAACGCAACGAAGCCGGACAACCAAAAAAGTTGATTCCAATTCACCCGGACCGCGTACAAGTCAAAGTTTATAAGGACGAAAAATTCTATACCATAGATGAAAACGAAACGTTTGACGATTCGGAAATGATTCATTTGGTTGGATTAAGTTTTGACGGGATTGTCGGGAAATCAGTTCTTGAGGCCGCACGCGAATCCATTGGATTAGGATTGGCAGCCGATAGATTTGGCGGTTCATTCTTTGGTAATGGTGCAAACGTTTCGGCGGTGTTAACACACCCGGGACGTCTTTCAGATGAAGCGTACAAACGTTTGATGCGTTCGTGGACCCAAAGGAACTCGGGTCTGGAGAACAGCCACAAAACGGCTATTTTAGAAGAGGGAATGAGCGTTGAAAAAATGAGCATTTCCCCACAAGAATCCCAATTCATAAGCACACGAAAATTTGGTGTTGAAGACATCGCACGTTTTTTCCGTATTCCATTGGCTTACCTTGGAAGTTTGGAAAATTCATCAACTCGCGCAAACGTAGAGGAGCAAGGAATTATGTTCCAACGCAATACAATATTGCCATGGGTTAAACGTTGGGAATCCGAATTCAATAGAAAATTGTTCATCACAGATTCAGAATATTACATCCGTTTTAATATGGACGGAATTTTACGAGGTGATATTCGTTCAAGATACGAGGCGTACACAAAGGGACGCCAGTGGGGATGGTTGTCTGCCAATGATGTTTTGAAAATGGAAAACATGGCCCCAATTGTTGGCGGTGATGCTTATTTGCAGCCAATGAATATGATTGATGTCAATTCGTCAAACGATTCACAATCAAACACGACCGAAAATGAATAAGATAGAAAAACGCGTGATGGGAAAGAATGGTGACGAAATCATTGTCAACATTTCCGAATCCGCCGAAATAAGATTGAAACAAAACGAAATCGTTCGTTCTGAATACAGAATGGAAGATGTCGAAATAAATGAAAATGAAGGTGTGATTGTTCGCGGTTATGCGGCGGTTTACAATTCAGATTCTGAAAACATGGGTGGTTTTTACGAACAAATCGCACCGGGCGCATTTAGCGATGTGATGGGTGATGATGTTCGTGCATATTTAAACCACGACGAAAATCGTCTTTTAGGACGTGTGTCATCGGGAACGTTGGCCATCAGTTCAGACGAACGCGGATTGTATTACGAAGTTAAAATGCCGAATACAACATACGCGAATGACCTTATTGAATTAATGAAACGCGGCGACATCAATCAATCGTCGTTTGCGTTTTTAATTGGTGATGATTATTGGGAAGAGCGTAATGGCAAAACCTACCGAATCATCACAAAGATATCACGATTGTTGGACGTTTCACCAGTTGCACAACCGGCATATCCGGACGCAACAAGTGAAGTTTTGACACGCGATTTGGAAACAGAACCAAAAGTTGAAGTTGAAGCGGCCGCGCCAATAGAGAGCGCACCCGAAGAAGTGGAAATGAAAGAAGACGATTCCAACCTTTATTTGTATAAAAGTAAAATTCTAAATTTGTAAACGATGAAGAACATCGAACTACGCGGTCATAGAGCCGAGTTAATCAAAGGCGCAACGGCTATCGTTGACGCTGCACAAGCTGAGGGCCGTGGTCTGAACGCTGAAGAAAAGTCAAAATTTGACGCAATGGAAAGCGATGCAAGAAGCATCAAAGACCAAATCGACACACTTGAACGTGTTGCCGATATGAAAAAAGAATTGGCCGCAAACGCTGAAGTTCGTGAAGCTGCTCCAAAAGCAACTCGCAAGGGTGCATTTGAAAGCTACCTTCGCAACGGAATGGGTTCATTGACAAGCGAAGAGCGTTCAATAATGACTCAACTACGTGGTACTTCAACTCAAGTTGCTGGAACTGATTCTTTGGGTGGTTTCTTAGTACCGCAAGATTTCAGCAACGAATTGGACATGGCGACATTGTTCACTGGTGAGGTTGAAAGATTAGCGAAAAAATTGAACACCGCAGGTGGCGCATTGTTGGATTACCCTACAATCAACGACACTGCAACAAGTTCGGCTTTAACTTCTGAAGCCGCTGCCGTCACTGTTCAAGATATGACGTTTGCTAACAAGCAATTATCTGCTTACAACTACGCTAGTCAAGTTCGTGTTTCTATGCAATTATTGCAAGATAACGCGTTCGACCTAAATGGTTTCCTTGCTGAAGCAATGGGCGAAAGAACTGCTCGCGCTACAAACGCAGCATTCACAAACGGAACTGGTTCAAGCCAGCCACAAGGAATCGTTGCCGGTTCAACT